CGGACAGGGTAATGCACCATACGGATTTAACGCTTATACACAAGGCTTAAACAAATCAACAAACATGCAACCTATGTTACCTAACCCACAATTAGCACAGGCTCAACAATACTAATATGAACGAATTTATTGCCACATTATTCTTATCACGTGAATTAGCACATAGATACCATTTAGCTACTAAAAGCTATTCACAGCATAAAGCCCTACAAGGTTTCTACGAGAACATTTTAGATTTAACAGATGATCTAGCTGAAATGGTACAAGGCACACATGGCCTACTAAATATTCCTATTCTTACAGAAAAGACAACATACAAAGAACCTTTATACTGTATCGCTGACAAATTACAATATGTAGAAACAAATCGCTATAAAGCATTTACTAAGAACGACACAGCTATCCAAAATAAGATAGACGAGATCGTAACTGTATTCTTACGCACTATCTACAAGTTAGAAAACCTAAAGTAAGGATATCATATGACAAACAAACCTGGACTATGGGCTAATATCCACGCTAAACAAGATAGAATCAAAGCTGGATCAGGTGAACACATGAGAAAGCCTGGAGTTAAGGGCGCACCAAGTAAGCAAGACTTTAAAGATTCACAAGCTGATCCTAAAAAGATGGCCAAAGCACTTACAACATACAAATAACAATAACGAGGAATCAGGCTACCCTGATTATTAGTATATGGCAGAGAAAACAGAAACAAATCCAAAGGGTTCAGGTGCGCCATTAGGCAACCAAAATTCTAGTAAATCCAATAGGTTATTTGGGGAAACAATCAAAAGATTGGATATCCAAAGTGAAGGCGAGATTAATCGTGCTATTGCAGAAGCTCTTATAGAAAAAGCTAAAGCTGGTGATATATCAGCTATAAAAGAATACGCTGACAGAGTAGATGGCAAAGTAGTACAACAAATAGATCAGAATACAGAGTTAAGCGGTGAAGTAGCTTACACATGGAAGAAATAGTAATACCCTATACACCTAGGGAAGCATTTTTACCCTTACATGATGGAGAAAAACGGTGGGCGGTAGTAGTTGCTCACCGGCGTTAAGTGCAGGTAAAACTGTAGCATGCGTAAATCATCTTATTCGTGAAGCACTTACAACTACGCGCACAGACTTTCGTGGTGGATACATAGCACCTTTCTATAGACAAGCTAAAGCAGTTAGTTGGGATTACTTTAAACACTTTACAAGGGTTATTAAAGGCACTACGATTAACGAGTCTGAAATGAGATTAGACTTTGCTAATGGTGCAAGAATACAGCTCTTTGGAGCAGACAATGCTGATAGCTTGCGAGGTCTCTTTTTCGATATGCTTATTGCAGACGAATATGGTGACTGGAAACCGTCAGTATGGAATTACGTTATACGCCCAGCGTTAGCCGATAGACAAGGTAAAGCTATTATTATTGGCACACCTAAAGGTCGCAATCAATTCTGGGAAGTGTATAATAGGGCTACCACAAGTAGCGAATGGTTAGCACTCAAGATCACTGCATCACAAAGTAATATACTTCTGCCTAGCGAGTATGACTCCCTAAAAAGAGAAATGACCGAAGATGCTTGGCGTCAAGAGATGGAATGTGATTTTGATGCTGCTATACCTGGTGCAATATGGGGTAGAGAATTATACCAAGCTGAACAAGAAGGTCGCATCACAGAAGTTAAGTATGACAAAGAAATGCCTGTACACACCGTATGGGATTTGGGTTATAGTGATGATACTGCTATATGGTTCTACCAAGTCATTCATGGTGAAGTTCATGTGATTGACTATTATGCTTCAAGTGGTAAGGAAATAGCTCACTATGCTGCGCAAGTGCTTACCAAACCTTATAAGTTCGGCATACATTATCTACCGCATGACGCTAAAGCAAAGACTCTAGCATCCGGTGGTAAATCTATCGTAGAGCAGTTAGCTTCTCACTTTGAGTGGAAGAACATGCGTATCACTACTAACCTATCTATCATGGATGGTATACAAGCTGCAAGACTTATGTTTCCGAGAGTATGGATTGATAAAGAAAACTGTGCAGACGGTATAGAAGCTCTAAAGCAATATCAACGTGAGTGGGATGAGGATCGCAAGATATTCAAAGATAGGCCTAAACATGATTGGACATCTCATGCTGCTGACGCATTTAGATACTTAGCTGTATGTTGGGCTGAGGAAGCTAAGATTGAAAAGAAAGACGATAAGCCTAGAGGATTACATGTAGGCAAGACGGAAGTAACACTAAACGAATTATGGGAATCAACCCCTAAAACACAAGTCGGAAGGATATAACATGGCAGGAACAATGCAAAACGTAGGTGGATATAAACTAATCTCAGCAACAGGTAACGTATCACCAGTAGGTGCTAGTTTATTAGGTATATTCGTATCAGCATCAACATCAGGCACAATCACTATTTACGACAGTGCAAGTAATACAACAACTACAAAAGTTATTGACACATTTACTGGTGTAACAGCTACATGGTATCCAATGCCTGTATCTACAACAGCAGGTATCTATATTGTAGTTAGCGGTACATTATCAGCAACTGTGGTATTTGCATAATGACCAACGTAGAAGTCTACTTAAACATTGTCACGCAATACGACAAAGAGTTCTCCAAGTGGTCAGGTAGAACAGATAGAATATTGCGTAGGTACAGAGATGAACGACAAGTAAACTCTGTTCAGTCACGCTACAATATGTTATGGGCTAACGTTCAAACATTAAAGGCAGCTACGTTTTCTCGTATGCCTAAAGCTGACGTATCTCGTAGATTTAAAGACAATGATCCAGTAGGCCGTGTAGCATCTACAATCTTAGAAAGAGCAATGGATTTTGAGATTGAACACTACACAGACTTTAGACATGCTATGGAAAGTGCAGTATATGATCGCTTTTTAGGTGGCCGTGGCACAGCATGGGTTCGTTATGAGCCTAAAATTGAACAACAAGATTACTCAGTATCAGAGCAAGATGAAGCTACAGACGAAGCCGCAGAATACCTAGACACAGAAGCATCACCTGTAGACTATGTACATTGGAAAGACTTTGGCCATGAAGTAGCAAGAACATGGGATGAAGTAAACAAAGTATGGCGTAAAGTATATCTTACACGCAAAGCACTACAAGAACGCTTTGGTGAAGAATTAGGTAACAAGATTCCACTAGATGCAAGCCCAGATGACCAAAAATATAAAGATTCAGATGGTGTAGGCAAAAAAGGTCTTATCATTGAGTTATGGGATCGTGAAACTAAAAAGGTTATGTGGATATCTAAGTCACTAAACCAAGTTTTAGATGAGAGAGATGATCCGTTACAGTTAGAAGAATTTTTCCCTTGCCCTAAACCACTTTATTCAACAATCACTAACGAGTCATTAGTACCTATTCCTGACTTCACACTATACCAAGATCAAGCTAATGCTTTAGATACCCTATCATCACGCATTTCTGGGCTTATAGACGCACTTAAAGTTCGTGGTGTATATGACGCATCAGAACCAACATTACAACGCTTATTTACAGAGGGTGAAAACAATACACTTATCCCTGTTAAGAATTGGCAAGCCTTTGCTGAAAAGCAAGGTTTAAAGGGTGCAATTGATATTGTAGACATTACACCTGTAGCTGCTGCACTTAAATATGCTTATGAAGCTATGGCACAGTTAAAATCAGAGATATACGACATAACAGGTATATCAGACATCATTCGTGGTCAATCTAATATCATAGAAACTGCAACTGCTTCTAGTATTAAGAGCCAATTTGCATCACTAAGACTTAAAGACTATCAAGATGACGTGGCTTGCTTCGCTTCTGACATTCTCAAGATTAAAGCACAGATTATTTGCGGTCAATTTCAACCTGAAACATTGGTTAAGATTGGTGGCGTAGCTCAGCTATCACCGGAAGATCAACAATTAGTCCCACAAGCGATTGCTATGCTTAAAGACAATCCTATGCGAACATTCCGTGTAGAAGTAGCTAGTGATTCTATGCTATACCAAGATGAACAAAGAGAAAAACAAGATAGAGTAGAGTTCTTAGGTGCAGTAGGTCAATTCTTAGAGAAAGCTACACAAGCATCACAAGCTATGCCACCAGAAGCCACACCATTACTCATGGACTTACTCAAGTTTGGCGTAACAGGTTACAGAGTAGGTAGAGTATTAGAAGGTGAGTTTGATAACGTAGCAGATGCTATAAAAGAACAAGCTAAACAACCTAAACAACCTAAGCCTGATCCTGAGATGATGAAGCTCCAAGCAACTATGCAAATGGAAAAAGAGAAATCTCAGTTACAGATGCAAACTCGTCAAGCTGAACTACAAAATGAAGCACAAGCACGTGAACATGAGATACAATTAGAAGCTCAAAAACAACAAATGCAAGCACAAAACGACATGAAAGAACGTCAGCATAAAGCAGAGTTGGATCAATTCTTAGAGCAACAAAAATTAGAGTTTGATCGTTGGAAAACACAGCTAGATAATGAAACTAAGATTATGATTGCTGAATTAGATGCTAAGACAAAACTTAAACAACAATATATGCAAGCTAATCCATTACAAGATCCATTAGTAGACATTGACCATACAGGTACTATGCACTTAACAGATGAAATTACAGGTGTATTACACGCAGTCAATACTAACATGATGGACTTACTACAAGCTAACCAAGAACACAATTCTAACTTAGCTATGAAACAAGATATGGCCCATCAAGCTCTTGTAGAACAGCTTACTAAGCCTAAACAAATCATTCGTGATGCTAACGGTAAGATCATAGGGGTTAAATAATGGCAGTAACGATTAAACATGCTAAAACGGATAATATTGCCAATTGGACACAACCAGATTTAGATGCACAAATAGCATTAGGTAACTTTCCACCAGGCACACTTTTAGCTGATATAGTTTTACCAAGCGATTGGAATAGTGACCATAATCTCACAGGCACAGTTCCTGTAGCTAATGGTGGAACAGGCGTTACAACATCTAGCGGTGCTAACTCTGTTGTAATAAGAGATGCCAATGCTAATATCACTACAAATTGTTTGTTTGAGGGTTTTACAAGTCAAGCAGCAAGTGGCACAACAATAGTTCTTACTGCATCATCTGTTCAAAATTTTCAAATTACAGGTTCTAGTGGTCAAACAATTAAATTACCAGATGCTACTACATTACCTAATGGCGCATTATTTACATTTAATAATAATCAATCATCAGGCACAATTGTAGTTCAAAACAATTCTAGTACTACTGTTGATACTTTACAATCAGGTGCATTTAGCACAGTTGTTTTATTAGATAATTCTACTGCTGCTGGATCATGGGATAGACATAATCAATCACCATCTAATGTATCTTGGTCTACAAACACATTAGATTATCCAGGCTCTATTACATCAGCTACATGGAATGGTAATGCTATAGCTTTAAATCGTGGTGGAACTAATGCTAACTTAACTGCTGTCAATGGTGGATCAGTTTATTCTACAGGCACAGCATTAGCTATTACGGCTGCTGGTACTGCTGGACAAGTATTACAATCTAATGGTGCTGCTGCTCCTACATGGGTAACTTCACCTACTGCTGGTGCTGGTGGTTCTAATACACAAGTACAATATAACAATTCAGGTGTATTAGCAGGTTCTGCAAACTTTACCTTTAACGGTACAACAGTTACCACAGCTAATGACGCATCTATATCAGGATTAACAGTAGGTAAAGGTGGTGGTGCTTTATCAACCAATGTAGCTTTAGGAAATTTAGCTTTAAATGCTACTAATACAGGTAGTGGTAATAATATAGCTATAGGCTCTTCTGCTTTAGTTACAAATACATCAGGTAATAATGGAGTAGCTATAGGTTTTAATGCACTTCAATTTAATACTACAGGTGGTTCTAATGTTGCTATTGGTTATCAAGCATTAAATTACAATACTACAGGTGGAAGTAATAATGCTACTGGTCAAAGAACATTATTTTACAATACTACAGGTGGTCAAAATACAGGCTATGGACATAACGCACTTTTTTATAATACCACAGGTTCAAATAATACAAGCATAGGATATTCTGCTCTTTATAACAACACCACAGCCGTAGCAACACTAGGTTCTATCACAGGCGGTTCAGGCTATACCAATGGTACATATTCTGCCGTAGCTATGACACCAGTATCAGGTGCTACATTTACTACATACCCTACAGTAAATGTTACAGTATCAGGTGGTGCAGTCACAGCAGTTACATTAGTCACCAATGGTGTAGGTGCAACAGTCACAACAGCTACAGTTTTAACAGTGGCAGCAGCTCTTATAGGTGGAACAGGAAGTGGCTTTAGTATTCCTGTGGCTACTTTTGCTACAGGTGGTAATAACACAGCAGTGGGATATCAGGCTTTACAGGCTAATACGACAGCAGTTTCTAATACAGCAGTAGGCTATCAATCTTTATTATCAAATACAACAGGCAATTACAATACAGCTCTTGGTGGTGGTGATTCAGGTGCATTTTCACCATTAAAAGCTAATACAACAGCTATACAAAATACAGCCATAGGTAATGGTGCATTAGGTAAAAATACAACAGGTAACAGTAATACCGCAGTAGGTTATCAAGTATTATTAAATAATCTTACTGGTCAAGGTAATGTTGGTGTAGGTGGTGTAACATCAGGTTCTATCAATGCTGCCCTTAACACAAATACTGCTGGTAATAATAATACAGCTATTGGTTCAGGAGCTTTAACATTAACCACTGTATCTGATAATACTGCTTTAGGATGGAATTCAGGTGCTGCTGTTTCTACAGGCTCACAAAATACTCTTATTGGTCGTTCTGCTGGTAATACATTAACTACAGGCTCTAATAATACTGTTATTGGTTACAATGCTGCTGTG